GGCAAAATCTCGGCCATTTTGGCGATCCCTTTCTGTGGTTATGACACGCAGTTCAGTCAGCGATGACCTCATGTCGAACATCATCGTGATGATTCCGATTATCCCTGCGATCACTAATGCCTGCAAAACTGAATTCAGCGCCAACCCGCCTCCATTCCCGCTATTGCCACTGGTTGCTGTCATGTCCCCGCGCAATCTCCTTTCAAGGTCATCAGCCTCTCCATCCGACATGGCCCGCGATCTAGTGATCATTGTTCGGCTGGCTCACGCACGGCCTGGCGTTCACGGCACGGGCGGCTTCGGTTCTTCAGGTTTCGGCGCGAAGTGCTTGGCCAGCTTGTCCATCAGCGCGGAACGAGCGCGTGCGTGATGCATGTTGGCAAGCGGCGCGCTCTCCATGGTCAGCAGGATTTCCTGGATCTCTTCTTGAGTCATTTAGGTATCCACCACAATGGTTTTGACGGTGCCATCGGCGTAGCGAATCTTGAAGTCGCCGTCGGCGGTATCGATAAACAACTGTGCCATGCCAGATACATTTCCAGCCGGCGCTGTAATGCCATCCTTTAGCATCAGTATCCCGGTGTTGCTGAGTGTCATCAAGGTCGTGCTGTCTGCCTCGTTGTTCCAACGGTAGCCGTTCGTGGCGTTGCCGATGAAGTAACCGGTAGCGCCTATGACGGTCGCGCGCAAGCATTCCATGTTGCCATCTTCGTCGATGACGATTCGATCCGTGCCGGCACCATCGGAGATGATGACGTAGTTGTCTTTCCCAACTGCGGCGGCGCCTGACGAGCCGCCTAGAATGACGTTATACTGCTCCGTCGTGAGCGCAAGTCCAGCGCCATATCCGATAGCGATACAGGTGTAGGCGGTCGTTGCGATGCCCAAAGACTGAAATCCGATTGCGACATTTCGCGCCGCTGTCGTCGCGCTCAGCAGCGACTGATACCCAACGGCTACATTGTAGAATCCCGTCGCCTTTGTGATTGCATCGCCAAACAGCGCGTCGTAGCCGATCGCTACATTTCCCTCGCCGGTGGTAATGTAGTATCCAGCCTCTCGCCCAACCGCCGTATTCTTTGCGGCGTTGGCGCTGTAGAGCGCGCTTGCGCCATAAGCAGTAGACTCATTTTCGTTTGTCGTCGAGTACAGTGCGTGTGTGCCGAATGCACAGTTGCGCGTGCCGACCGAGAGAGAGAACAGCGTCTCAACGCCGACCGCCGTGTTTTGGTATGCAGCGGTCGCAACTGGCATCGAGTTCGCGCCGATCGCCGTATTGCGAATCGCTGCGCTCGCGATCGGCAAGACGTTGTAGCCGATGGCGGTGTTTTCTGTGCCGGTGTTCTCAAGCTTGAGCGCTTTGTACCCCAAAGCGAATGACTTCGGATCGGTGCGAGACCACGGCCCCCACCAAGACCCATCGGTCAGACTCGCGTTGGCAACCTGCCGCCATTTTGTCCAAGCCGCAGCGTCTTCAGTGGGGTGCGAGCCGTCGCCGATACCGCCATACCGTTGAGGTGTCAGCGCCTGGTAGCTAGTGAACGATGGGGTGACGGGGACTGCAAACTCAGCAGCGGTCTGGTCAATGGTCGTGTTGGCGCCATAGCGTAAAACGAAAGTAAGCTCAGTCGTCCCGATAACGATCGGGTTTGCCGTCGTTAGTTCGTACTCGACGCCGTCGATCCCGGTGTTGCGAACCAGGACTCGCGTCCCTCGCACTGCATCGCGGTTACCATCGAAGTCTTTCGACCTCGTCCAATTGCCGCTGCTGACGTCATAGATGCCATTGTCTTCTGCGTTGGTCTGCGCCGTCGCAAGAACCCGGTCATTCTCGACGACGGAAACGACGCCCACGGTCTGCAAACCAGCCAGTGTGATATTCGATGTAGCGACCGCAACGCACGGCGCTTTTACCGCCACGCTGGTCGATAGACCATTAAGGCGATCAGTGGCAGTGGACGGCATTCACAGTTCTCCAAATAAAGAGACCCGCTCGGTGGCGGGTCTAGGTGGTGGCAGCTACAGTTGGGCTACCTACGTCAAGGAACGAATCATGAAAATCTATGCTGCGCTTGCGTTACTCATCACAGTCCATGCATCAGCCGGCGAACTGGCCAGCATGTCCGGGGAGCCATCACGCGAAATGCAAGAGGCGCTCGACAGCGTCCTGCGACCCAAGGTCGAGGCGTTGCCGGCCGAAATCCGCGTTGAGCCGATACTCGAATCGATCAAGGTTCACGGTCGCGGTAAGCGGCTATTGCTCGGTCCGCTCGCTGGGAAATCGAGCGTGACACTGCGCATCCGGATCACCGACGGCGACCAAGTCACGGAGAAAATATTCTCGGATGCAAACGGTGCATGGAAAGGCACCTTCAAGGTTGGTCAGGACTACGCAATGATCAATCGCGTGGTCGATGAGGCGGCGCAGTTCGTCGTGAACTATTCCGCCGACAGAATCAGTTCACCGCCTCCGAAGGACTGAGCCAGAAGGTCTGACCGCAATCACTCGGCACAAATTTGTTGCTCTTCTGGCGATTGTTAGTTTGTTTGACTATTTCCAAGTTTGTATGGACATGAAGTCCGCACACCAGTTTGTGGCGCAATGGGATCACGTGGTCAACCTCCCATGGCGTAGATGTTTCTTTTGTAAGCCTTCGCGCCTCGCTGTATATAGCGGAAATCTTGGCGCGATCCGCCCAAGGCACGCAAGCCTGAGCCACGGCGCGCTTACGCATTAGCTCACTACGAATGACAGACGCTGGATTTATATGCCGATATTCTCGGCGGTACGCTCTGTGCTTTTCAGCGTTCTTTATTTGCCATCGTCTGGTGGCCTCTATCGCGGCACGCGGGTTAGCATTGTGTTTTTTTCTAGATAGTTCATTGAGCTTGTCACGATTTTTCTTCTGCCACGCCTTGACAGTCGCTGCACGACGCTCCTTGTTAGCCAAGTACGTAATGCGACTCAGGCGTTTTATGCATTCCTTGCACTCATGGCGATATCCGCCAGGCAGCCTCTTAGACTCATAAAACATAGAAACTGGCTTTATGATGCTGCAAAGCTTGCAGGATTTTAGACTCATCGAACTGTCTCGCTAGGACTCAACCAGAAAGTTTGCCCATTCTCTTTCTTTGCTCTTCGTTCCATTCTACGCAAATAACCCGGATTGAGTCCCTCCTGGACCTCGTAGAGAATGGCGTAATCGAGTGCCATGCGCGTGTAGAACAGGTTTGCGAACGGCGTATTATTGATCGCGAGTCGCAATGTACTAGCGGCTACGTCATCTCCAGACATTGCCTTTGAGCGGATCTGGTCGATATCCTCGACTAGTCCTGGTACTGGGCCCGCGACCTTGCCGAGCAGCCCGCCACCGAATCGATCTGTCTGGCCCAGCAAAAAATCACCATAGATACCGAATCCGCCACCCTGAACCGCTGCGGCCAGCCATGTCTTTGCGCTCTTTGGGTCGCGAGGCGTCTTGCCTTTCAACAGATCCTTGATAGCCATGGCGCCGTAGCCAAACAGTGTCGTCATCAGGATCACGTTCGCCAGCCCGCGCAAGCTCTGTCCTTGTTTCAGCGCCTGGCCGAGCGAATCAGCACCATAACCGTATACCTCGCGACCAAGTACCTTCTGCGTGAAGGCCACGCCGAATGATTTGAACTGGCCAACGAACCGCAGGAACTCACCATACAACGTGCCGCCTTGCGTGCCCTGGCGCATCATGGCGAGCGTCTCGGCATCCGGCTCAATGACGGCTGTGTGGGCGCGATCGACATAGAAGTTGCGCAGCGAGTCGGCAATGGCCGGGTCATCGATGCCATCTGGCGTCAGGTAGGATCGGCCGTCGGCCAGGGTCTGCTTGCCGTTGCGGATGACGTTCCACTTGGCTTCGTCGATGCCGTACAGGCCCAGCATGCGTTGCATATCGGGTGACAGCTTGCCGAATGCTTTTGTCGATTCGGTTGCCATGAAATGCGACAGGCCCAATCCGGCAGCAGAACGAAGCGAATCGGTCCACCAGTTGAGCAGGTTGTACTTGAAGAAAGTCTGCATGCCGCGGGCAACGCCGGCCGAGAACGTGTCATCGAGAGATCCTCGACGCGTGATCTCACCGACCATCGAATCGAGCACGACACCGACCGAGGATAGGACCTGCAAACGCTGGCCCTTCGGCCGACCAGCAGCGAGGCCGCCCAGTGACTCGGCCATGCCATCGAGCATTCCACGTCCTTGGAACCGTACTTCGGAGGCGTGGACCGGGATGTCTGTCAGTGAGGAGATGACTGCGCCACCGAGCTTCGCCATGGACTCCCATGCGCGCGTATTGGCACTCCATCGCGCTGCCATTGCATTCGCAGGGATATTCACCGTGCCGTCGACCTGCTTGAGTCGATTGCTAATCGCGCTCTTGAGCTGATCGGCAAACTGTCGGCGTGCTTCTGGATCGGCGATTCGCTCAAGCGCCGCCCGCCCAATCACGTCAACCATGTTGGCGGCGTTCGTTCCCAGCAAACGCATGAGCCCAGTCGACTGTGCAGATTTACGAAGTCCACCGAATACGGCTTCTCGCAGTGATCCTGTTCCGAATTCTCGGTTGTACGCCATCCAGTCATCAGCCGACTTGAAGTGCAGCACGCGCTCGGCTGACAGCTTCTTCGCGATGTTCGACGGTCCCTTGAATCCAGTCATCGACGGGCGCGTCTCAGCTTTCAGATGCAAGCCATCGGCGAGCCCTTGATAGGTTGCTGCAAGGAACTTCGCGACATCGGCATCCGGCATCGTCCCGGCAGTCTTCCCGATATCCAGCTTCGGCAGGATCGCATCGCGCCAGCGCTCGAAACCGGCCTTGCGAATCTTGTACATGTCGTGCGACTGGCGCGTGATGTAGCCATTCTGCTTGCCGATCCACGCCCCTTCCTTGTTCGCATCGAGGCGGGAGACTTCCTGCCATTTGCGAATCGCTTTGGCGACTTCGACAGCCTCCGGCATCAGTCCTTTGAAGTCCGGCGACTCGGCGTCCATCTTCCACAGCGCGCGAGCAATGTCGTCATCGATTGACCCGCTGGCGAACAGTCGCGACTGTCCCGTCTTCTCGATGTCAGCTACCAGGCCGCCGACGTACTTCGCATTGAGCGCTTGCTGCTCGCCGGCCACCGAGAGACGCCCGCCCTCACGCGCGCGCTGTACACCGGTCAGGATAGATTGCATGCCATCCTTGGGCCGGTCCGCCCACGTGTTCTTCATGCGGCCGTCGAGGTTCAGCTGTTTGCGCTTGTTCAGAATCGCGTTGCGCTTCTCGATGAGCGCGGCGAGCTTCAAATCCTGACCGAGCTTTTCGGCCGCCTTCAGCTGCGCCTCCAACGGAGACAGCGACGGATCGTTCGCGCGGGCTTCCGCAATGCGCTTCTCCAGCTCGGTATCGAGTTCCTTGAATTCGCGCTCGGAAAGTTCACGCCCGGTCTCGCGCGCGACCGTGTCGAAACAGGCTGGATTGATGGCCATGTCAGTGCGCGGCCCCGCAAAGAACCGCGGCACGAGCGGCTTTGCCGTACTCATCCGCCAGCTTGATGGCTTCGTCGAACTCGTCCAGTTCGTCGCCGAGATCGAATTCCATCACCTTGGCTTGTTCTTTCAGCTGCTTCAGTTCGTCGGCGAGCAGCGCTTCTTGCTCGGCTACCGCGTCAGGCGCTGTCGACATCTCGGCGATCTGCCGGTCCGCTGCTTGAGATGCCGGCACGTCTGCAGTGACTTCGGATGACGGCGATGACTGGCGATCGGCCGCATCTGTCAGGCTCGCACTGTTCGGATCGAAGCGGCCGGAATTTCCGATGGCGGACTTCACCTGCTCCGGTCGTTTTGGAACGAAGATATCCCCTTCATTAGCGGTATTTCGGACGATCACTCCATCGTAATCGCTGCCTTCTATGGCCGCCCTCAGTTCTGCGTTTCTCTCGGAAGCATTGAGATTGTCGAACTGGAAATCACTGGCCGGCCTACCTTGGGCGTCGATGATATAAGGTCGTTTCATGGATACAAAGGCAGGAACTGTCATGGCCGGCTCGCCGCCGTTGCGCGTTAAATCGGCGAATCGCTCAGAGAACCGATTCGCGACTTCTGGCTTTGATGTAAAGAACCCAGCCCACGGCCCATTCCTTGAGTCGATAGTTTCAATTGGCGAACCATCTCGCCAATCGTTTGCCGGCATTCCCTTGTACACGCGCATCGGCTCACCCGCATCATCAACGACTTTCGACTCCGCGAACCACTGACGAAATTCCGGCGAATCCATCTGCCGCTTCGGAATCAGAGATTCGATGTCGACTGCCTTTCCCTGCATAGACTGCGCGACAGCGGTGCGCATGGCAGCTTCCCTCTCTTGGAGAGGCATGGCGTCCACGCGCGCTGCTGCGCTATCGGGAATGTCTGCGAGCTTGGTCGATGGCTCCATCCGCGGCACGTCTGCCACTTTCGGTGCGCGAGCGTCACGCATCACCCTGGAGACTTCTGAGCCCACGCCTCCAAGCACATGTAGTCCGCCACCGAACACCGTACCGAAGGCTACATTGAGCAATGAATCTTGAAACTCGTAGTCGGCCTGCTCCTGGCTCTTGGCGGCGTAGATCAGCGGCTCGACAATCGCAGCACCAGCAGCGCCTTCCGCTGCGCCGACGCCGGCCCGGACCGCAGTTCGGCCAAGCACGCCGCGGGCGCCGGCAAGATACTTCATGTACCGCGCTTCGCCCACGACTGGGACGAACGCAAGGCCCACGTTCAGAGGATCCAGCACGCTCGCGGCGAACGCCATGCCCAACTGTTGAGCGCCTGACACGAACCCCTTCGGCGCTCGCGAGAGAATGTCCTGCCTGCGAACCTCTTCCCTCTTGCGATCGATGAGGATATCTAGCGCGGGCTCAGCAATACCAGAATCCTGCACCGTCAACCGCCCGTCCAATCCTGCATCTTTGATGCGCTGACGAGCGGTTTCCGCATCCACTCTCAGCGGGCTACGCTCCGCTTCGGCCAGTTCGTTCATCCGTCCGATAGATTGGACGGGCGACTCGCGGAGCGCCTGCTGCGCCGTGGCGCCGAGCACGTCCTCCATCGGGGCTTCCAATTCCTGCTGGAAGCGCTCAGAGCGCTGCTGGTATCCTGAGAATTCGAAGCTCATTGCAGGCCCGGAATTGACCGTTCTTCTTGTGCCTTAAGGAACTCTGCCTGCCGGCGGTTGGCTTCCTGCTTCTTGTTGTCTGCAACCTTGGTCAATTCGTCCCAGGTCATCTCATATACCGAACCGTTGCTTTTTAGCACCGGCGTACCATCAAGAAACAGAGCGAGCCCGCGCTCACCGTTGACCGACGTCACCCAATAGCCGCGCTTCGCAATGGTCCGCCGCAAATCATCTGTTGCCTCCATGCTGTTAGATGAGCCCAGAGCAATAGGCGATTTGAGCTCAACGGCATTTTTCATCGATTCCTGAGCCCCGCTCTCGATGCGGTCCATATCCATCCCGGCCGGCACCCTGAATTTGCGATTGTTTACCTCGCCGAAGTCGTAATGATCACCAAGGACTTCGTTGTAGGCCGCCTGGGTTGCGTCCTTCACTCCCTTGCCTTGGCGCAGGTAGTAGTACGAGAGTCGCTCGGCCGCATCGTACATAGCCGAGAATGTGTTCTCACCGCCGACCACGCCGTCGAGTGTTTGCTGAAAGTCGCTCATGTTGGCTTTGAGCGCATCCGAGACATCTGCTGGCGGCTTGTCCACGCCATTTTTCATCTCGGCCATCGGTACAGTAGCCACGCCAGCAAGACGAGTCGCAGCACCTGGATCCATTCCTCGGGCGATGGCGATCGCCGCCGACGGCATCTTGGCTTGCATCAGCTGCCCGGAGACTTTCGGCCAGTAGCGACCCCACTTGTCGCGCTCCGACTGAATCAGACCAGCGAGCTTCTCGCCTTCCTCCGGCTTCACGTAGAAGCTTTGCGCAATCGCCTCGGCCTGCGCTTTGGGAAGGATCTGCGGATTCTGGACGCCTAGTTGCTGTTGCTCGGCAATGACGGTGCTCGCGAAAGTCTGGGCTACCTGCGGGTCGTCTGAGTCTTCGAATGCCGAATACGCCTCTTGCACACGCGGACTGTACTGCATTACATAGGTTGCTGGATCTGCGGCCAGCGATCGGCGCAAGGCATCAGTGCGTTGGCTCAAGATGTTGTAGCGTTCGGCCTGCTCCGCCGCGCCTTGCCTGCCCTTCGGGGCCATGGCCGCCAACGTTTCGGCTTGCTTGGCTGGCGGCATGCGCGACAGTGCATTCAGTTCGACACTCAAGTCCTGGTCTTTCTGCAGTTCTCCAAAGCGCTGGCGACCTTCCTCCGGTCCATACGCACGCACGAACTCGGCCTTAGACGGCGGCTTGTCGAACATCAGCCCCATACGATAGGACACAGAGGCATCGCGGACTCGATCACTCAGCACTGCTCGGTATTCGGCTTGTGCTGCGCGGGCTTCGGCGTCCGCCCGGTCTTTCAGAATGCGCTGCTCGTTAAGCGCTGACTTCAGCAGCGAGGCCCGCTTGTCTGGCTCCAGCAGTTTTGCCGGCGTCCCATCCGGCTTCTGCAGCATCTCGATTTTCTTGTCGAGCGGCTGCATATCGACGAAGCCATCGGCGTAGCTGGTCACATGCGACTGGCGGATCGCGACGCCCTCTTCGGATCGAATGTAGCCCTTCTGGACCGCTCCATCGATCAGCTCGCTGGCAGACTTGATGAAGGCCGTGCGCGTCGCCTCATCCGGCGCCTCAAGGGCCGCCGTGCGATTGGTTTGCAACGACTGATCCAGGATGCCTCGGTTGACATCGACCTCCTTGCGCCTCGCCTGCCCTCGGATCTCACCGAGACCGCGCTCCATGTCGAGCTTCGCATCCATCTCGAACAAGGCGCGATCGCGCTTGCCGCCAACTAGGGCAGCGGCCTTCTCGCGCGCCTTTGCCATTTTCTCGGTGTAACGAGTCTCGAACGTTCCGTAGTCCTGGTCATTCTCCAGCGACTTGCGAGTCTCAATGTCGGCAGTGAGCAGCGCCGTCTTCGCCTGCGCGTACTTGAACTTGTCATCGCGGGCAGAGATGTCACCGGCGATGTTCGCAACCGTTCCAGCTAGGCGCTCAGTCGCATCGCCGACGATGTTGGCCGACTGATCAACAACTCTCGGGGACTGGTAGCGCGGGACGGGACGAGGACCGAAGTCGGCAACGCTTGGGATTCTAGCCATATTTGGAATAGAAACTGTTCACGCCGCCAGCCGTAGTGGCTAGCGCATTGGTGGCGCCTGCCGCCTCGTACGCATTACCCATGCGCCGCCGAGATCCAGCGCCGGAGCGAAGGCCGAGCGCGAGGTTGTCTCCCTCCCACAGTGAATCGAGCGCGCGCAGTTCGCCCTCCTGGTCTATATCGCCCAAGATGTTCGCAATCGTCGGATCCTCAGAAATGCCTGCACCTGATGCGCCGGCTACCGCAAGCGCGCGCGACCGCAGAATCTTCGCCCGGCGCCGCTCATTCTGTGCCTCGCGCTGGGATGCGACCTCGGATGCATTGGCTTCCTTCTCGTCCTGGATCGCTTGCAGACGCTGATTTGCCGCGGCAGTCTTGCCCTGCTGGAACTGCTGATTGGCGCTAACAGCGGTGGCGCCAACCGCAATATAGGGAGCGGCAGCCGCTAGGAATGCCATGCGTACACCTCACCGGCGATCTGTTGGAATCCAAGCCGCTCAAGCAGCTGCGGATTCTCTGCAATGGCGTACACAGGCACCCGGGAAGACTCGACCCAAGACATCACCATCTTGATTGCTCGCAGGATCGTCATGGAATGAAGGTGTGGCGCTAGCTCGTCTTTGTATTCGGAGAACAGTCGATCGCGGTCCGCCTCTTTGGCCAGGCCGATGATTCCAGCCGGTTTGCCGTCCAACTTCACAACCACGGCGCGCAGGGTTTCACCTGGGCGGCAGCGGTACAGCGCCTCAACGTCCGCAGCACAGGCCGGCTCGACAGTGATCATCCGTTGGTCGTCATGCTCACGACAAAGGCCAGAACTGTCGCAGGACGCGGAGCCGCGCCTTGCAGACACACGCGCGCATCGGTCGTCCAAACGCCATCGAAGGGATGTGGCTCGTGATCGTACTCAATGTGCACACCATGCTCTCCCACTGCCGCCTCGTCCTCGTAATCCGGCAGCTCGTCCAGATGATCGAAGTCAGGCCCGAATGACACGCCTTTGACGTGCGTGTCCGCCAGGATTAGGCCCAGGTGATCGATGTTCTTCGTCTGGTTCAGTGGGGTTCCCATCGCGGCAGCAAAGGCTTGCTTTGCACTCTTGAAGCGAGCTGTGTAACCGAGGCCGACGCAGGCATTGGTGACGGCGGCTGACAGGCCCGTAATCTGGCCGCCGCTCACCGTGAACGTGCCGAAGTCGCGGCCTATGACCGTACCCAGCGAATCCGTGAACGGTGTCACCGTGTTCCAGCCCCAGCACACGACGGTTTCGCCCTCCAGATGGCCGAGCCCGGTAATCGTGGTCGTTGCGGCCCCGGCGTAGCGATAGTGCGCATCGGCCAGATACGCCGACGGCCGGCCCCGGCATTCCGACTCCTTCGCGTACTTCTCGTGATACCGAACGGTGGAGCCGTTGATTGATCGCTGCGCGATGATGTAGACGGCATCCTCGGAGGTTCCCGGCAGGACGCTTACGTCCTCAATCTCCCCGGCCGTCTCTTCCTCCACCCAGCACACCACATTCTCCGCCTTGTCCATGACGACGAGCGCCACAGTTCCATCGGTTCGCTGGCAGTGGATTCGTAGATCGGGCTGGTACTGGACCGCGATATGCTCGATACCGACCTCGCACAGATCCGGTACGGCAATAGTCAGATCCTCCGGCTTGTAATCACTTTCGTTGAGATCGAAGCCCAGCATCATCAACCGCTGGCGACTGCGTTGTACGAATGCGCCCATCGCGCTTGCGTTCTTCAGGTTGAAGTTCGTCGGCGTGAGCGGCTCATCGAAGGAACTGGAGCGACCAGATAGGACATTGTTGCCCGCAATCTTCAATGCCGCGATCGGCGCCGAATTCGATGAGGTTCCCACCAGCAACCGATTCAGCGGCAGCAGCCAATTGATCGACTGCACCGGGCCTTCGCCGATGCTTCTGGAGATCGGCCCGGCATCGCCTTCGAATTCATCATCGAAGTCCTCAAAGGCATCGACAATGGAGCCGTTCATCTTGTCCAATCCAGCATTCCACAGCCGGCCTTCGTACAGCGACACAGCAGAGGGCCATCCACGACGGTCTGACCACGCGCCCTCCCACCAGTCAGAGCTTGCGGTAGTGGCCCCCAAGGCGCTCAGGACGATCGCCGAGACGCTCGTCGCACTAGAAAACGCTGTGAGCCGCACGACGCCGATGATGCTTCCCGAAGAATAGATCAACGAGGCGTCGGCCGTGCCAGAGACGTACCCGCCCGTCTTGACGCCAATGCGGTAGTAGATGATCTGGTTATCCAGCCCATCCGTGTTAGTGGTCGATGTGGCCCCGGTGTACGTCGTCACATCGGTCCAGTTGCCAGGCTCGCCGATCGATTGCTGAAGCGTGAGCGTAGCGCTGAACGTACCGCTGATCTGAATAGCGAACTGGCGTTGTCCTTCGACCCCTGCGACTCGAATGTGGCTCGTGAAGCTGTTATCAGCCGAGAAACTCGCCGTGACGGTCTGCCCCGTCGATTGAATGCGAAACAGCGCCCCGACGTGAGTAGATTTGAAAAGTGCCTTACTGGCGGTGACCGTGATGTCGCCGGTGAGGGCAGAAGGCGTCAACGTGATCGGCGTCGCATTGATCAGTCGAAACGGCCCGGTCTCCGGCTCGTACAGCACGACCGACCAAGAATTCCCAGAGCGCCGCTCAATCCTGCGCTGCTGGTAGCTGACGGTCGAATTCCGTCGACAGGCCGCATAGATCACGTCGGCAGACTGTGACTCCTGCCCCATGCGAATGAGTTGCAGATCCGCCTCCTGCCAAGGAACGGGCAACTCAAGCGTTCCTGCCGCCTCGATCGCCACCGAATCCACCAATGAGGTGAACAACCGGCGATTCATCAGCCGAACATAGAAGTTCCCAGTCGGGGTGAGCGTGAGCGAATGAGTCCCGGTGCCGAGTGTCGTCTCAGCGATATACTCATCGCCACCCGATGTCGAACCTACCCGCAGTATGACCGGGCCGCGCGCGATGACGATGCGCAGCGCATGCTGCGTATTCGCCTCGTTGACGGTAATCTGCTGGTCGAGAATGGCAGCCAGTGTCCCCGTCCCGAGCAAGGCAGCATAGCCTCCGGTCAACCACGTTGAAGCTGCGCCGGATTCGTCGCTATCCGTCCAGCCTGAAAGATTCGAAGTGAACGTGCCGTTGGTTACGGCGGCGGTGACGGCCGCCCGAGTCACCAGCGCATCGTCAACCAGCACCCGCATGAAGCCGCTGGTGATCTCCAGGCGAACCATATCGTCGGTGTCGAAGATGAACGGGAAGCACTTCGCGAGCGCGTTGTTTCGCGTCGGCACGAGATATTGCGAGCCAGGCCGTATCGTCATCGGGCCCAACGTCCGTGGCCGCCAGTTCGTCATGACCTCAGCGGCCATGGCGGTACGGTTCAGATCGATTCGAGCGAGCGCAAAGCGTGAGACAAGCCCGCGGTTCATCGCGAGCGTGGCGTTATGCTGCTTAGGCATCAGCGTTCGCGACTGGTCCCGCCACGCCGGGCGCCAACCCAGGAGCCCTGCGGGATTCCTCGAGACGCCTCATCCATGGCATCGCCGGAACGGGCTTGGATCAGTAGTCGTCGCTGCGTGACTTCAAGCTCTGCCGCATCCGCCTTGCTTCCCGTCGTGATGCGTGCGACTCGCCACGCAGCATAGTGCTCGGCAAACGTGGTGAATGCCGGCGTCCACAGAGATAGATCACCTCCCCACTGCACATCATCGCTGACATAGCGCACCCAGATCGTATCCTGGTCGGCGTACCAGTACGAACCCTGGTCCTCGTAGGCCCGAAAGCCAACGCCATAACTGTCATCGCATGACAAGATCGCCGTGCGGACCCAGTCCGTCGGCTTATCGAAGGCGTAGAGAAAACCGAACGAGGATACAACCGAGGGGCTGTAGCTCAGTTCGACATCCTTGATCGCGAAATTCCACAAACCTTGCTGCAGCACCTTCTTGATGAAATCGTCATCCCACATCGTGTCGAGACGCCGACGCATGACGACGTTCTCTGACAGCGACGCCAGCTTGCGCTCCGCGAGGATGGCGCAGACGCTGTTGTAGAGCGCGAGCTTGGATGTCACGCAGCTTTCTCAGGTGCGTAGTCATCGATCCAGCGCTGTGCGTCCTTCTTGCTAGGAAGGTCGCCTTTGATCAGTTCCTTGCCACGTAGCACGCGGAACTTGCCGTTGATGCATTCGATCGACAGCGAACCAACGTCATCGGACTTTGCCACCAGGTCAGTCTTGTAGAGCAGCGCAACCTTCGCGAAGGACGGACCGGCATCGGTCACGACAACCTCGGCCAGATAGGACCGATCATCGGGGCGAATCTCGATGCGATCCCAGGCTTTCAACATGTGGCCGACATGCGTCCAGAAAGCCGGCGCGAGTACCTTCTCGAAGGCATAGCCATCCGGGATACCGCAGACATACGGCACGCTCATCCGCTCGCGCTCGAACAGGCCGACGTTATAGAGCGGGGGGACTTGAGACGGGGCCATTTCTATACCTCCAAAGAAAAGGGCAGCCGGAGCTGCCCTTTGGTTGATCGCCGTTGCCGGCGTGGGTCAGGCGAGAATCGCCGGGGTGATGGTTGCCGCGCCGCCAGCCGTGACGGCACCGACGGAATGAAGCGTTGCGCCCACCGTGGCAGTGGTCTTCACCACGATCACGATGTCGTTGACCTTCATGCCCAGCGCGTCGCCGTTGCTGAAGTAGTCGGTGGCGTCCACGTCGGTATGGACATCGGTGGACGAGTAGATCCACATCTCTTCGCCGGAACCGATTCCGCCACCGATGCGCTTCGGAGGATTGGTCGTTGCATAACTCATGTCTGTTTCCTCCGATTACGAGCCGTAGAGGCCGGTTGCGTCGTGCGGGATCTTGATCACACCAGCGTTCTGCAGGAGCTTGGAGCCCATGAAGATCGAGGTGCGCGCCCAGTAGTAGTCATCCTCTTCGTTGTAGCCAGCCAGCGCCTGGATGTTGGCGATGTCTGCCGCATGACCGAGCGAGGACTTGTGATACATGTAGGCGTACTCGGATGCCGGCGAACTCACGTTGCACAGCATCGGATGCGGGATGATCAGCACGTTGCGCCAGCGATAGGCCTGGGGCTTGTCACGCCAACTCGGGTCATCCACGTTGGTCTTGACGTTCACGTACTGAGCGTTTGCGAACTCGGGAGCGAGCTGCAGCACGCCCAATGCAGCGGTCGAGCACACCAGCGTGATGTTTCCATCCCACGGCACCTTCGCGGCACCAAGCGTCGCCTGCGCCTTGGAGAACAGGCCGACGTTGAGCGGAGCGGCTGAGCCCGTTGTCACCGTGGCGCCCGCGAGCACAGCGAGAATGTCGATGTCGATAGTGCGATTGATCACGCTCATCGACGTCTCTTGCATGATCCGGCGCTGATTGCCCTGCGATGCGAAGACGTTGAATTTCGTCTTCTGCGGCTTGTCGTGATACTCGACCAGCGTGCAGGTGTTCTGCGCGTTGTTGTCCGCGCGGCCTGGAATCTTGCCGTTGACGCCGCGCGTTACCGCGGTAGCGCCGCCTGAGTCGGCGACGAGGAATTCAGCCGTCTGCGCCTGGATGACCGTCTCAGTCGTGGTCGTGTCCCGAAGCAAACTCTGTCGCTGTTCAAAACCGGCGATGTACTCCTGCCGGTATTGTTTCTGATAAGCAGTTTCTGCCATGTTGGCCATCTCCGAAAACAAAGGGGTTGAAGCCTTCGCTCGGGGTGGCCGCTAATAGTCTTCGCCGGGGTGTCCCGCATTGCACGGGGCCGGCTATGACAAGGCGGAACCTTGCTACAGCAGAACGTCTTGTTCCAGGTCCTTTCGGGGTGCTGGTCCTTGACTTATATGAAATCTACCTTGGACTCAATCCGTTGTCTAGTCCCTGCGTGGACTATGCAACGCGGGGCTTCAGTTTGTCCTGTGCCTCCAGCAACTGCCGCATGCGCGCCTGATGAGTATCAGCCATCGGGCCGGTCCAGTATTCGCCGTGTCGGTTGCCCGACATCTGCGTGAGCTTCGCCAATTCCGTCTGGATCGACATCATCTGCGATTCATTGCCGCCAGGCGTGACCATGCCGGTCGGATTGAACTCGCGCGCGATATTCGATAGCCATTGAACCACGGCGGGATTGTGCAGAAGCTTCTTTCCATCGCCACCGAAGCCCTCATTGAATGCCTTCTTCAAGGCAGGGTCCATGCCCTCCATGAAGTTCTTCAGGTGGTTGTCGTTGGCGCGGAAGTCATTCCCCCACGCTTTACGCATCTCATCCTCGAACGCCTGGCTATGCTGCTTGTCGGTCTCGGACAACTTTGCACTCTCGGCATCGGCCATACCGTAGTACCAGTCGACCAACTCATGCAGTACGGCCGGGGATGCGTTGTGTGCGTGCAGCTTGGTCGCGACCTCATCGAACATCGGCTTGTCGTCGGCGCCGATCACGCGGCCGTTGGGCAGCTTCTCAAAATAGCCCTCGGGCTTCTCGGGGATGCCGTTCGCCTTGCGCCACTCGGTTACTTGCTCGGTGGTCGCGTTACCTGCCAGCGGCTTCGCGAAATCGCCAGCGCTGATCTTCTTCACGGCCTCCATGTGGGCCTTACCGAACGCGTCGGGCGTCGTGTAGCGCTCCAGCAGTTTCGATGCAGAGTCATCGCCACCTGACACGGCTTTGCGCCAGTCGAAGGCGGGCGCTGCCTTGAGCGTCGTCAGTTCGGTGTTAGTCGCGTTGAACGCGCTGAGGAAGTCGGCCGGCGTCTTGTATGACTCCAGCGACTTGAGCGTATCGGGGTTGTCGCCGGCAAAGGTTACTTTCCAATCAGCGCCTGGGGTGCCCGGTTGCCCGGTGCCAGCGCCTGGTTCATCAGCCATGTGTCAAATCTCCAGTGGTTAAGCGTTCTCTGAGGGGTCGTCTTTGAACTTGCGAATGTCCGCTGCGATGTAGGTCATCAGGTACTGAGCCACTCGCGCGCGGCCGTTGGCGAACGAGGTGGCGTGCGAGTCGCCGAGATACTCGGTGCACTCGTGATAGCCGCACACCTTGGTGATCAGAAATTCCATGAAACGCGTCTGTTGCGCCTCGGTCGCGCTGCCGGCCGCAATCGCCTTGATTGCAACGATGACCGGTAGCGGAGGCGCGGTGATCGATCGCGGATCGGTGAGCCAGGGTTTCTTGGCGGTCACGCCACGGCCTCCAACTCCTGCCCCGCCTTACCCAAGTCCTGCCCTGCCTGCCCCGCCTGCTGCGCCATTGCAATCTGCTGCTGCGCTTTCTGCGCGGCAGACAATTCCTGCGCATGCGCCTCGACCGCCTCCTCATCACGAGTCCACTTCGCCGGGATACGCTTGCCCGCGAGCGCCTCACGCAGCGCGACGCGGAAGTCGATCATTGCACCTGTCGCTGGATCCATCTCCATGGCCTGCTGCACCATGCCTTTGGCCTCCAGGAACATCTGGCCTTTCTGTCGCTCCAGCGCCTCGGATAACGGATTGTCGAAGCGAAACACCGTCTCATCTCCCTGAACACTGTCGGGGAACTCCTCGGGCGGGCCGAATGCGTTGACCTCCATCAGCACTTGGAACGTCATGTCGCAGACCTGGGCGTGATAGTCCGAGTCGATTGGCTCGAACAGCGGCATGACGTTGCGGATGTACTCCTGCAAGCGCTGGCTGAATTCGAACGCCGTCATCTCGTGCGTGAACTGCGGCAGGTTGATCTTGTTCATGTAGAACGCCTGCGCCAGCATCTGCTGCTTGGCTTGCAGTAGTTCCAGGCCGAACGGCAGCGCGCCCTTGTCGGTGGTCACGATGGGGCGAATGGCATCTTCCAGCCGCCCGTCGTACGCCGCATCGATCGATGTCACGCCGCCAGAGAACCACTTGAGCGAGGTAATCGCGTCGTCCTTTGCGGCCAATGGCGGTCGGATTGCCATCTCGCCAGCCTCAAGCAGCGTCAGCGACATGGCCTGGATCAGCCGAGCGTCAGGAAGCCCGACGGTGACCGCTGGCGAATGCGCGTACTGCGAGCCCGAAATCGTCTTCCACCGCGGAATGACGTACTTTGCATTCTTGAGTGGCGCTTCGTACATCACATGCATGTTCTGCACGTCGACATACAGTTCGCAGTGCGTCTGGCCCTTAATCCGTTTCTCGGGCTTGTAGCTATCCACCGAGACGACGATATGCCGGCACTCAACTTCAGTCATGCCCTTGGACGATGACAGCAGGTTGAGCACGTTCTGGTGCAGGGTAGCCCCTGGCTTATCCTTGAACTGTTCCTCCAATTGGTATGCAGTGGGCAGCCATTTACGATGAACTTGGGAGGTTCGACCGTCGGCAGTGAAGCTCCACACCACATCCCGCAAATGCCAGCACTGATACAGCAGCGTGTTGGTCTGGTAGTTCGGCTCGATCGTCAACGCAGCCTGGCCGAATGACACGTAGTCGTGATCCGCCTCTTTCATCGATCGCGTGAATTGCGCGCGGCGGTCGTACATCGCCCGGCGCTGGACCTTGGATGCGTATTCCAGCCACTTGCGCCCCGAATCGTCGAGTCGGTCCTCGCGCTCGATCGTCGCCTCGAACCAGTCTTGATCCTTGCGGCGAAGCGTCGAGAGGAAATCGCCCAGCTCCCGACGAATGATCAGCGGGTAGCTATCGTTCAGGTGCGCGGCCAGGTCATCGCCCAACGAGGGCGAGGCGGTGAAATCCGCGCGCTCCACGTAGAACTGATCCGCGATGCACTGCCACAGCGTGAGCAATGGCTGGCGCTTGGCGAACAGGAACTCGCCCTGCTCCATAAGCCGCTTGCAATTACTGTCCATTACGGACCGAACGTCTCGTCAGTCAGCGTGTTCGTCTCTCGTGCGCCACGTCGAGCGCGCCTGCGACGGATCCGCGCGAGTTCCTCCTCGTCTGCCATGGGGATCGCTGGCTCATTCGCTGCAGCCGTTGCTGCGTTCTCGGCATCCTTCGTCGCGTCGTAAGACTTCTCGGCGCTGCGGCCGATAAAGTGCACCGCATCGTAATTCGACTGTCCGCCAAGCAGCTTCTTCTTGACCTTGTCTATCGGCGTCTTCTGCATATTTTTATAAAGCTTACCCATGGCGTCTCCGCGGACCTAGATCGACACTGATTGACTTGCGGCGCCCGCCGTCTTCCGACGTCCACTCGCGATGATGTGTTGCGCGCTTGGCGCCGGATGTCCAGGCCATCACGACGGCGTCGCCTTCATCGGTTGAGCGGCCAAGTCGGGCACATACGTCTTCTTTGGATTCGACCTTGTAGCCACGCGGCGTCACCTCGTACGTCGGCGCGGTGAGATCAGCAACCATCGTCGGGCTGTCTGGTAGAGCAATCGGGCTGCCTCCAGGCTGAGACAGATCTAGCGCCTCGCGAAACTTCCAGATCGCTGCCGACCGCAGATTGGGGAATCCCATCTGCCGGTCATGCGTGCGCATATTCGTCTTCTCTGCGCCCTTGTG